ACCGTCCGCGCCGTCGTCGTAGTCCACGCCCTTGACCGGCGTGTCGCCCGGTTCGCCCTTGATGGCGGCCAGGTAGTCCGCGACCGTCCCGGTGTTCCCGGCGTCGAGCCAGACCTGGTAGGCGTCCGCACCGTCCGCGCCGTCTTGGCCGTCGTCGTAATCCACCCCTTTGACCGGGGTATAGCCGGGATCGCCCTTGAGCGAGACCAGCCACTCCTCGACGGTGCCGGTAAATCCATCGGCCAGGGCGATCTCGTAGGCGGAGGCCCCGTCCGCGCCGCCGCCCGTGCCGGGGGTTTGCCAGTCGGCGGTGCCCAGCTCGGCGTCGATGGCCGCGATGATCTCGGGGCCGGTCAGGGTGCCGCTGATCGGGAACTGGCCGACCTCGATGACCGCGATCCCGGCCGTGGTCGTGACCTCGATCACTTGGATGGCGATCATTGGGTCACCTCCAGGGTCAGGCTGATATTGCCGCGCAGGATGGTCCAGACATGGCCGTCCAGGTCGGTGTACTCCACGTCGTAGACGCCGGGGCGGCCGACCTGAGCGGTCTGCTCGGCCGTGGCGATCGAGCCGACGTAGCCCTCGGCCAGGCGGGTGTGGTCAACGGCAAAGTCCACATACAGCGTACCTCCGGCCGCCGCCCGCATCTGCGAGCGGAACGTACAGCCGGACAGGTCCAGGCCGCCCTCAGCGTCGACGCTACCCTTGCAGCGTAACCAGGCCTCGAACCGGCTGCCTTGCATCATCGCGAGGTCACAGTATCCGGGCTCCATGGCCTACGCCTCCGCCAGCTCAGGCCAGGTCACGGCGGCCGGGAATCCCGCCTGATCGGGCACGTCCCGCAGCGCCTGGATGTACGCATCGATGGCGGTGATGTCGTCGGTCGGGGTCAACCCCAAGCGGGTCTCGGACAGGTAGCGCTCTACGCGCCAGGCTATGGCCTCGATGCGGCGGTCTCGCTCGGCGCGCACGGCCGGAGCCTGCGGGGGGAGCGCATAGCCGAACGTGATCACGCCCTCGGCGTCCACGGTGGTGTTGTGCGGCCCGACGTGCCGGGCGTTGTCTCCAAACGCGGCCTCGATCTCGGCAGCAGTCAGCTCCCTCGCGTCGGCATGTTGCCCGACAAAGCGATCCGCGTCGTCGGCGTTGTCGAATTGGTAGCAATGGCCGGAGTAGGTCAGTATGCGATACATGATGTCTCCTATTGGTACGCCCGCAGAGTGCAATACGATAATTCCGCGACTTCGCAGGTTGCCGTGTCAGCGGTAGGTATCAGGATAAATACGTCGCTGTATTGCGACGAGTACGAGGTGGATGCGCCTATCCGGTAATAGCTGCTGGTATACCCGGCGCGGCCTATGTCCGACCCGGACAAACACTTAATGGCAGCCCACGGAGTCCCGGAGCTGTCGCTATTACCGTCGATGCCGATATACAGGGGACGCCCGACCACCAGCCCGGTGATAGTCCAGGTGCCGTTGGCCGTGCGGGTGCCGACCTGCGACACCACGCCATTGTAATTGGTGATGAGGGTTTCCCAGGCCGACCACGTCGTCTGCGCCCGGCGCAGGTAAAATGCTTGGGTGGAGCCGTCCTCGGGGATCGCTATCTGGACAATCACATCGGCGCTCGCCCGGAGCGCCAATACGACGTATCCCGCCGCCGGGCCGAGCGGCGGAGCGTTGGTATTGCCCGCATTTGGCAGCACATAGTAGAGGCGGGTGGAGGTCAGGGTGTCGTAATCGACCGGCCCCTCCGTGTATACCGCGTTGTCCCACAGCCCTCGGGTGTTGAGCACGGCCTTGAGGTTGGCCGCCGTGGCCGCCCGGCTCGTGTCCGCGCCGGTGGTCGCCTCGTTGTCGGTCAGCAGCTCCACGATGCCCGCCACCGTCGTGGTGGCGGCATGCAGGTCCTCCGCTTTGAGATAGTCCGACAAGTCCGACGCGGCCGGTGCCCAGCATACGTTTTCCACGTCGAGGACAGGGTCAACGGCTCCCACCGCCTCGCTTGGTCCATTGGCTTGGACGGACCGATAGGGGGTATTGTCCGACCCCATGACCAGGGCAGGGAGGGCGTAGTCAACAGTCGCCTCCCACGGCAACCCGCAGCCGAAACGGGTTACGTCACGGCCCAAGGCGTAGAGCCGCTGGAACAGGCGATTGAAGACTTCCCGCTCCGGCGTCTGGCCGCCCGCCTGGGAATACGCCACCGGCCATCCCTCCGCAAAGTCGAAGGTCGGGTCGGCCACGTCGCCGGTGTCGGCGAATATCTGTTGAATGATGCCTCGTGAGTCTCTTGCCACATTACACCTCCGTTAATTCCTCATAGGTAAAGGTCTTGCTGTACGGGGTTTGATCGAATCCCCGCGCCAGATCGTTCCCCGCAAAGCCGAACGCGCCGGAGAGCGGCACCTGCGTCACCGTTGCCAGTCGGACGCCGCCGGGCTTGGGCACCACCTGTTGCGCAAACAGATTCTTGAGCACCGGCTCGCTTTGGTCGGAGACGATGGTCAGGGCCATGGTCATGTCCTGATTGTCGTAGTAGATGGCCTCGGCCGGAAGCTCCCCGGTCTTGCCGTCGGCCTTGGCCGCCTGGGACAGGGATTTCGTCATTTCCGGCTGCGAGCCGTCCGTGATGGCGTACGCACCCTTGGCCTTGATGACCGTGCGGAAAGCCCCGTCGGCCATCTTGAGCGGGGCCGTGCCCTGTGCCTGGGGCGACAGCGGCCCCAGGTCGAAACCGACGGCGCTGTCGTTCCCCGCAAAGCCGAAGAACTGCACGCCGGACAAAGAGGATCGCCGCAGGGACAGCCGGGTGCCGATCTGGTCCAGCCAGTAATCGTCGGCCGCATCGATCTGCGCCTTGTCCATCAGATCATCCAGGGGCTGTTCCAGCTTGCGGGCGATCAGTTCGGAAATGCCGTTGATGAGCGCCACGAGCGGTTCATTGGTCCGGTGCTGCTGCGGCATGAGCGCCAGCAGGTCTTTGCCTCGCGTCGCCATGTTATGCCGCTCCGTTCTTCGTGATGGTGATGTCGTCGCTGCTCAAAATGACCGCCTTTTCCAGCAGGGACATGGCGGCCACCTCCACGTTCTGTCCGCCCTTGCGGCGGAGAGACATGGCATTGACCGTATGCCCCAGCACGGAATTGATGGGCGTATACAATCGCGACTTGGCAACGGCATCCCCGATGAGCAAGCCGTCCATCTCGAACTTGTCCTGTGCGGTTTGCAGGTCCAGCGTTCCGGCGAAATAGGCCATGATCCGCTCCTTCAGCAGACTCACCCCGTTCGAGGGGAATGCGGAGCCGGGATCAATGTCCAGGTCTATCTCCATGCCCACCTGGACCGCGCGATAAAAGCGGATAATGACGTCAGGCCCCTGGCGGCCATCGACCCGCGTGGTGGTGACCGTCACCGCCGTATTGCCCACGGTCGCCGCGCCGCCCGTCTTCTTTTGCTGGATGGCCTGGGCAATATCTTCATCCGCTCCACCGAGAACGACCACGACGATGGAATGGGGCGGCAGCTCCACGCTCTTGACGGTCTTGGCTTCGCTGGTGTCGTTTTCCTCGCACACCGCTTCCAGCACATTCTGCTGATCCAGCACCTTGGCCAGGACCGCATTGCAGGGCGACGTGGCATTCTTGAACAGCTTGCGGAAGTATTGTTGGCGAAAGACGTAATCCGACTCCTTGAGCTGGCCGAGCTGGCCGTCCTCCGGATTGTCGAGCGTCTCCCATCCGGTCAGTCCGGAAACGATGCCGGTAATCGTGCCCGCATCGCAGGCCACGGGGCCGCCCTCCACGGATTCCATCGTGCCTGCCGCCGAGCCGTCGGCGGTGATGACCACGTCGGTCCGGAGCAGGAAGAGGTCTCCGACCGTGGACCGCGCCAGCGAACCGGCGGGCACCACCGTGCCGGGCACGCCGGTCAGGACCACGTTCACCAGGGAGGGCTCATCCCCGTTGCGGGCGATGGCGAGGATGGCGGTCAGCCCATCAACCTGCTGGCCGGAAGCGTCCAGGATGGACAGGGAGTTGGATTGGCCGACCACCTTTTCGTCGAACTCGGCGAGACGCAGGGCAATTAGGCCTGCGGCCGTGCCCTGCGGCGTATCGGCGTCCATCACAAGGTCATCGCCGAACGCGGTCCGGAAGATCTCCTCCAGGTCGGATTTGTATTCGGAGAGCTTGGTGCCTTCTATGCCGGTTGAAGTAACGACTGCCATGACGCCTCCCTAAATGGATACCGAAAACTCGCCGTAGATGGATGCCACCTGCGCCGAATAGGTGAAGCGCCGTGTGGCGCTGTCGATGTGGGCCGAGACCTTGCGCACGTCCGTCACTTCCTCTTCTTCCAGGATGGCGGAGGTGATGATCTGCGAGGCAAGGCCGGGCGAGGCCGGGCGCGTGAATATCGATTGCCGCCAGGGAATGCCCTGGCTCGTGTCCAGGAACCACTCCCCACGCCACAGCTTGAGCTTGGTCTGGATGCGTTGCCGAAGCCCTTCCAGGCCGGTGACCGCGCTGAAGTTGCCGTCCTTGTCCAAGGCCAGATTGCCGGTTGCGTCGTCTATGTTCCAGGTGCGCGTCATTAGCTACCCCGCCTTGGGTGCGGAGGTCACTCCGCCGTTGTCGCCGTCGTGGACATGCGTGGTGTAGGGCACGCCGCCCGCCGTCAATTCGTCCGCATTGGTCAACTTATGTCCGTCCATGTCGATGTCCGCGACCATCCTTGCCGCGCCGCCGCCGATCCCCCGGTAACCGGCCGCCTCCACAATCCCGGTGTGCCGGGTCAACGGGGATTCGATGAGCACCCGCTCGGACGCGACCACCTCGGCCAGCACGGTTTCCACACGCACCAGGTTGTCCGAGACGATGCGCACCTTGTCGGGGTGGATGGACAGCGCCTGCTTTCCCGTGTTGGTTTGCAACACGGCGCTTTCCGTGTTTTCCGGGGACACAACCAGTTCGCCGAACCCGGCCAGCGCCACCGCGTCCTTGAGTTCCATGATGCCGCCCGCCGGGTCCTCCTGCGCATACGTCTCCTTGAAGCGGTCAATGCCGCGCTGACACCAGACGAGCAAAACCGGGTCACCCTTCCGGAGCGGGAAAAGGAGAGAAAACCCCCCTCCGGAAGGGTGCAGGACAGGGACGTTATGGAGCATGGGCAACGCTTCGGTGGTCCCGTCCGTGAATTTGCGTCGGATGGCGGGGATGATCACAGCCCGCCGGGTCGCCGGGTCGTAGGTCTGGACGATGCCGGGACCGGCGGTCCACAACCCGACCTTGAACCGGTCCAGGGCGAACCGGACGGCCTCCAGCAAGGAGTCCTGGGAACGGCGCTCGTTGCTATTGCTCATGGGGGATGCAATCCAGTTCCGCCGAGAATTGGTTCTGCCGGTTGTCGCCGCGCAGGTACAGTTGGCGAATCTTCCAGTACCCGCTGTATTCCGGATTATAGGCCGTTACCCGGATGACGCCGCCGGGACGCAGGCCGGGCTGCAAAAGCGTGGTCACCTTGAGCCCCTCTTCGGTCTTGGCCGGGCTGCCCACCATGCCCGTGGGCGCGCTGATCAGCGGCACGCGGTCGTCGAAGCCGCCGTCCGGCGGCAGGATCACGATGGTGCCGTCCTCCTCGAACCAGTCGTACTCCATATGGTGGAGCAGGCTGTCCATCATGTCGCCGGTCTTGCCCGCATAGGCGTAGTTGTACTTCGTGATGTCCGGGAGCGTGTCGAGCCCCTGGACGCCGGACAGGCCGAACGAAGGCAGCGCCTGGCGAATGATCTGTTCGAGCGTCACCGGCCCCGCAAAGGACAGGGAAACATAGGCGTCGGTCAGCTTGAACAGATTGCCGCCCAAGGAAATGGTGGTAATGCGGTCCTGCTCCCGGCGGGCGCGGTCGATGTTGGCG